TTGACGAAGTCTCGCTTGTCGACAAGGGCGCGAACCAGGAAGCACACGTCATGATCGTGAAGCGCGGACCGCTTCGCCGCTTCGCCGATTGGGTGATGGGCAAGAACTACGGCGAAGACTACGGCGCACCACGACCGATGTCTCAAATCATGATGGAAGACGAAGCGCAGTCTCAACTTGCGCGGCTCATGATGGCGCTTCACGAATCGCTGGAAAGTATACAAGGCGCAGACATTGACGCGGACGAGAAGCTTGCGCTTATGCAACAGAGCGCGGCTGAGTTCGCGGAAGCGGTCGAGGGGATCGAAATCATGAAGTCCCTACGCGATGAAATCGATTCTCTCTCGTCGCTTGACGAGATCCCCGCGGCGATTGCCGCACTAAACAAAGCCCTTGGTAACGAGGGCGAAACCGAAGAGGTGGAAGACATGACCGAGCCGGTCAAGACCGAGGAGACCTCGGTCGAAGTCGAAAAAGCGGACGACGTCGCCAAGGCGCTCGAAACCGAAGTCGCAAAGCGCGAAGCGCTCGAGAAGAAACTTGCAGAGATGGAAGCCGTTGCCAAGCGCGCCGAAATCGCCGCACGCGTCGAAAAATCGATGGGTAGCGTTCCAGGCGCAAGCGGTTCAGACCTGGTTGATCTTCTCGTCGCAATCCACGACGGCGCAGGCGCCGATGTCGCTGGCAAGGTCGAGGCGCTTCTCGTTTCGTCCTCGCAAGCGGTGTCTGAGTCCGCAGTTCTCGAGGAAGTCGGCAAAGACGCAGGCGCTGAAGCCGACGTGTTCAGCCGCGCGCAAGCTATCGCCGACGAACTCCGAAAGAACGATCCTTCCCTCACGAAAGAAGTCGCTTTGGCGAAGGCTTTCGAGACCAACCCCGAACTCGCAGCGGCGGCATACGCGCGCTGATTAGAAAGGAGCCTGGTAATGGCTACTGATATGCAACTCATCAGCGACGTGACCTTTGAAGCGGCCGCTGATCTCTCCGCTAAACAATTCCATTTCGTCAAGTTGAGCGCAGCGAACACCGTCGCCGCGTGTACCGCGACGACCGACAACCCCATCGGTATTCTGCAAAACAAACCTAGCGCAGCCGGTCGACCCGCCGTCGTTCGTTTGTTCGGCGTGTCGAAGGCAGTCGCTTCCGGCGCAATCTCCGCGGGCGCGTTGATCGCTACCGAGGCAGACGCCGAAGCCGGTATCCCCGCTACCAACGACCCCGTCGTTGGTAAAGCGCTCGAAGCCGCTACCGCTCAAGGCGACTTGATCAAAGTGTTGATCAATTGCGTAAACCCCTACATCTCGGCCTGATAACGTCGACACAAAGAAAGGATAAGACTCATGCCTTCATTGCAGCCTAGCGCGTCCGATGTCCATGTCGACGCGATCATGACCAACCACTCGGTCGCCTACATCCAGCAGGCAGCCGATTTTGTTGCCGCTCAGTTTGCTCCCCGGGTTCCGGTCCAGAAGCAGAGCGACAAATACTACGTGTTCACCAAAGGCGATTGGTTCCGTGACGAGGCGCAACAGCGCGCCGGTTCCTCGGAGTCCGTTGGCGCAGGTTACAGCCTGTCCACCGATTCGTACTTCAGCGAGCAGTTCTCCATCCACAAAGACGTTTCTCGGGACGTCAAAGCGAACACCGACAATCCATTGGATTGGCGCCGCAACGCAACCCAACTCGTGACCCAGCGCTTGCTGCTTCGTCGCGAAGTGGAGTTCGCTTCCAAAGCGTTCGCAGCCAACTGGGGGACGAACCTGGTCGGCGGAACCAACTTTACGAAGTGGGACGATTACAGCAACAGCGACCCCATCGACAACATCGAGGACGGCGTGTCCTCCGTGCTGAAAAATACGGGGCTGAAGCCCAATACCTTGCTTCTCGGATATGAGGCATGGAAGGCGTTGAAGCATCACCCCGACATCGTGGACCGCTACAAATACAGCAGCGCCGAGTCCATCAGCGTCGACATGGTCGCCCGCTTGTTGGAGCTGGATCGTATCATCGTGGCTAAGGCCGTGAAAAACACCGGTCTCGAAGGCGCAAGCAATAGCTTTGATTTCGTCTCCGGCAAGAACGCGCTTCTCGCGCACGTCGCAGCCGCTCCCGGCGTCGAGGTGCCGACCGCGATGTACATGTTCTCTTGGACCGAACTCTTCGCAGGTGCGGGCGTGCAAAGCGATATGGTCATCTCGTCCATCGAGCTGCCAGAGCGCAACGGCACGACCCGGATCGAAGGCGATATGTGTTTCGACTTCAAGATCGTGGGAAGCGACCTCGGTTACTTCTTCGGCTCTTGCGTGGCATGATGCGCGTTGAAGTTCTGAAGTCTTTCAGAGCTGGCGAAACCCTACTCGTTCGCGGTGACGTCGTCGCCGCGGACGATTGGGGGAATCTTCCGCGACTTCTTTCCGTTCAATATGTGCGGGAAGCGGAAGCGGAAGAAATCGTCGAGAAATCAAAACCTCGTCGCCGACGGCGAACAAAAAAACAGGATTCAGACAATGGCTAATCGTTTGACGCGGGGCGAGGCGCTTCTCGGCAACCTCACCCTAGGCTCAGTGCAACTTGACAAGGCGCCATTCAAGGCGTCTATGACGGTAGGTGCGGAAGCAGGGAACGCAATCATCGTTTCGATTCAGTTACAAGACATGAACGCTAACGACCTCGCAAACCGTGGTTCGGTCCTCGCGTACTTGTCCGACGACGCGAACGGGGATTCGGTCGCGGCTACGGCTCCCGATGGCGGCGTCGCTATCGGGACGGATGGCCTTGCGATTCCCTTGGTCGCCGGAAAGTGTTTTCTTCTGACCTCGGAATCCGATGGAGACATCGACCTCGAGTTGACGGAGAGCGGCGCGGATACTTGGTATCTCGTTTTGGTTCTGCCCCACGGGGAACTTGCGGTGTCCGACGCGATCACCTTTGCTTAATAGGGGAAGACGATGACTTGGTCCTTTGACGATTCGGCGCTCGCGTCCTCGAAGAAGGACCAAGTTCGTCTCATGATTGGCGACACCGACACGACCGATCAACTGGTCTCGAACGAGGCGATTGTTTTCTATCTCTCGGAGCGCGGCGACAGTGTGAGCCTCGCCGCAGCCGATTGTTGCGACATCATCGCGGCGAAGTTCTCCCGCGAGGTCGACACGAAGAACGGCGCGCTTTCGGTTTCCGCTTCGCAGCGCGCGGCGGCGTACCGAAAACTCGGCGAAGACTTGCGCGCGCAGGGCGCGGAGTTGTGCGAGGTGTTCTTTGGCGGTCAATCGATCGACGGGAAGATTGACCTCGAGACCGACACCGACGCGATTCAACCTCGCTTCGCTCGCGGCATTAACGACGTAATGCCAGAAGTCGATTATCTGTATCCACGGCGCTGGAATCGAACGGACGCATAACGATGGACGCGCAACTAAAAAAACAACTTGCGCAGACTATCTACATCGCATCGCCCGCGTCGGTCGATGCGTTCGGCCAAATCACATACGATCCCCCGGTGGCGATCGCCGCGCGGGTGGAGAACTTCGGAGCGGTCACAAGCGGTTCGCGCGGCGGTGCGATCGAGGTCGAGGACGGCGAAGAGAAATCGACCAAGATGTTGATCATCACCGAAGCGGCGATCACCATCATGGATCGGGTTTGGCTCCCAGGCGTTGACGAAACCGACGCAACCCTCGCCCGTCGTCCGCTTTCTGTTCTCGCGTTACCCGACGAGAAGGGCGCGATCGACCATTACGAGACGCGCCTATGAAAGAGATGAACGCGGCGCAACTACAAGCAGAACTCGCGAAGCGTCTCAACGCGGCGGTGCACGCAGCGGAGACGGCGCTATACCAGGGCGCTTCGATCATCATGACCGAGGCGAAGAAGCGCGCGCCGCTCGATGTCGGCAGCCTTCGGAACTCAGGATATGTCACCCTTCCCCGTCGAGACGGGAATGACGTCTTCGTCGAGGCAGGTTTCGGCGGCGCGGCGAAAGCCTACGCGGTTCGGCAGCACGAAGAGACGAGCTACAACCACGAAGTCGGCGAGGCGAAATATTTGCAGAACGCAATCGACGCCAAAGAGAACGAGGTTCGCGCTCGAGTGCGACGACTCACAGATAAGGCGCTCGAAAGTGGAAGGGCGCCGGGACGTGGTTACTCTCCGCACGAACAAGAACCGAGCGAAGAGGTCATGCAGGGCGAATCCAGGCATCGAAGAAAACGAGGCGGTGACTCATGAGCGAACCCGATGTCGCAGTCGCGGCAACCATTGACGCCGTCGTAACGTCTCCGCTTTCCGCGTACACCCTTGGAACAAACTTGTTTCAGGGCCCGATGCGCGCGGTCTCTAGTGTGATTCCGCATCGCGCGATCTTCGTTTTGACGGTGGGGGGGCCGTCACCTTTCGACAAGTTCTCGGGAACGCCCATCCAACGGCACAACGTCCAGGTTATGCTACGCGGCAACGTGGACGCCTTCAGCGCCGCACAAGCGGACGCGAAGGCATGTCGAGACGCTTTGCACCTTGCAACCATCGCCGGTTACATGAGGTGCGCCGCGATCCAGCCCGCCTATCTTGGCCTGGACGACAACGAACATCCGCTTTTCTCTCTCAATCTCACGCTATGGCGTGAGGCATGACACCCTTTGCCGACGCTCGCCCGCGTCGGTAAACTCAACCCCGAAGAGGTGAAACCATGGCATCGCTCGCAGGCTACAACGTATTGATCAACGTCGGAAACTCATCGAGCCCTTCGACCGAGATCACCGGAATCAACAACGTGTCGATCACCGACAACCGCACCATGCTCGACGTGACCTCGTTCGAGGGCAACGCCGGAGCAATGGAGCGTCTCGCCGGTTTGCGCGACGTATCGGTTACGCTTTCGGGTTTCTTCGACACCGGAACCGGACAAGCGCTTTTGCAGGACAACCACGGGACCGGGACTCTAACATACGTTAAAGTCGAGTTCGACGGCGCGACTCCTCCCGACCTCGAGGTTCCTTGCTTGATCGAGTCCATAGATTACAGCGCAGCGGTTGATGGGACCGTCGACGTGACCTACAACCTGGTCTCCGCAGGCGCTCCGACTCTGACCAACTAATCGAGGTGAAATCATGGCTACCGCAGGATACAGCGCGAAGCTATATCGGAGCGGTACGTCGACCTCGATGACAGCCGAAGCGACGACGCTTGTCACCGGGAAGACGTACCGCATAACCAATGCCGCAAAGCGAATTCTCGACCCGACGATCGCCGTCACGGTGGATGATGGCGGGGTTCCGATTGCGGCGATCAACATCGCGTCAATCGATTATCTTCACGGGATAATCGTTCTCGATGCGGGCTATTCTCCATCGGGAGCGATTACAGTCGACGCCAACTATATTCCG